TCAAACCGCGGAGCACGAACTTTCGGCGTTTGCCTTTCGGAGCTCTCAACACTCTCGCACCGTTATCAGGCGACCGGAACGACACGGCTAATGTCGTTCAAGGACTTCTTAAAAGAGTCGTCGGGCCGTGCCCTAATCCGCATCTTGTTAGATTGGCAGGTTTTCGAAGGTTTGTTAGAGTCTGGATTGAGAAGCACCTTAAACCTATCCGCAGATCAATGGTTCAGACTCATGACCAGTATATCTGCAGCCTGCATCACAACGAACGACGTAAAGAGCAACTACGTGCAGCGCTGCTCCGCACTAGATATCGTTGCCCGAACCCGAGATTGGCTCGAAAAGTCAAGAGTTTCCTTAAGCTCGAGCCTTACGACGTACTCAAGTACCTTAGAACAATTAATTCAAGATGCGATGAGTTTAAAGTCTGGTGCGGCCCTTTCGCGAAGGCTATCGAGCATGAAGTCTATAAGTTAAAATACTTCATAAAACACGTGCCTGTGGTCGACCGCCCCGCACGTGTTGCTCAAATGAAAAGGGCGGGTTGTAAATACTATGAATGGGACTTCAGCAGTTTTGAAAAACACTTTAAAAAAATAATAATGGAAAGCTGTGAGTTCCAGTTGTATGAGTACATGCTTGAAGAGGTAATGAGTGAAGATGATTTGAAAAGAATGCTCGCCACCTTGGGCGGCACTAACGTGCTTAACTTTAGGGGGGTTAGAGCCAAGATCAAAGCCAGAAGATGCAGCGGTGAATTATTTACAAGTTTGGGAAATGGGTTTTCGAACCTTATGCTCATCTTGTATATAGCGTCCGAACACGGCTGCGACCCAGATGACCTCGATGGTTTGGTTGAAGGTGATGACGGTTTATTCGCATTGCCTTTCAAGCCCACCGTTGAAGAATGGGGTGGTCTGGGTTTTACTATTAAAGAAGTGCATGAGTACACCGATCCCGGACATGCACATTTCTGTGGCATGATCTTCTCGAAATCCGGTCAAATAATCCGCGATCCTATCAGGTTTTTTCAGAAATTTGGTTGGACGCATAGTGATTTATTCGCCGGACCAGCAATAATGAAGGGCTTGTTAAGGGCTAAAGCGCTCTCAGCCATGTACGAGACGCCTAACTGTCCCTTGGTAGCAGCCGTCGCACGACACGCAATCGACCTCACCGAAGGGGTCGCACCGCGGGTCGTTGAGGACGGTTACCATGATTATAGTTTCATCGACAGTTACAACAAGTCCGAGATACCCGAGCCTGCTCCAACGGCGGA